ACACGATTGAATTCTGGTCCCATGAAGTGTGGGCAAGTCCTAACTCTTACAATAGGTTGACGATCATCATTGTAAGTAACAGAACTTAATTCATAAATCTTTCCATTCTGCCAATCACCAACATAATTTTTATCATAAACAAACATACCACAGTTAGACCTATGACGGTTAAAATTACCATCATTATCAGTCCAGCACCATCTTGCCCACATTCCTGTCTTTAGCTCGTAAAGCCAAGTTTTGTTAGCTGTGGGAAATATTAAAGCAAAAAATGGATGATCATCTAATTGAAAGCAAAACCCTATAGCATCTTCTACAGTAGAATAAGACTTTAATTCTTTAACAATAAAAGGTGTAGATATATCAGCTAATTCATATCCGCCACCTTTAACAATCATACAATTACCTGTACGATCGCGCATAATAAAAAATACAATAACATCGGTAGCAGTTATGGAATAAGGTGCTGCGCAACCATGATCAATATAAGCACCTTGTTGAAGCTGAAAATAAAAATCCGCCGCACCTGTACCTATCCATACTTCAGTTGTTAATTGTCCAATCAACCATAATTCTTTATGTACTGTAGTTATGCCCACAATATAGTCCGCTGAACCTGATTTAGCAGCTATATCTAATGGATCAAATGCAGCATCAGCTACGAATGTAGCATAATCTGGTTGCGAAACTGAAATATAGAATTGATTAGTATTTGGTCTATTAAAGACAAAGAAAGTATCAAGTAAAATAACAAATGCTGCACCATAGAAATTAGGGTCAGTAATTTGAGCAAAGTTATTAGTAGCCATTTCAATTACCCAACCACTAACACTATCAACTAAAACGACCACTAAGCCGTTATCAGCCATAATAACTTGTGTGGGTAAATCTGTAATAGTACCAATAACGGATAAAGTGCCATTACGAAGCATTAAATAAACTGTAGTATCAATTACAATATAAGCCGTATCTAAAGTACTGCGATAAGTGCAGCGAACCTTACCAGCGCCAGTAGGGGATTGAGCGAAACTAATTAAACCAGGGGTTTGATAATAAGTAATTGGACTAGGGGATTGAGGATTTTTATTTACTTCGCCATACAAATTAATACATTCTTGACCAGAAGCAATTACGCTTTGACCATCATATGGATTGCCTAATAGTGGTACACGTGGCAAACTTTAATATCCATCTGGATTGTAAATTGAGAAACCTCTTGGCCCTTGTAACGCTTCAGGCGTCATTAATGTGGGCACTTGTGTGTTTGCTACACGAATTGTATTTAATGAAGCTTTAGCTAATCGTTTAGTTTCATCTTCAGGGGTAATTTGATAACCAGAACATAGACGTAAAGCTAAGTTATAATGAATAGCTTCTAGGTACTCGTCTGGTAAGTCGCATTCATCATCGACGTTAGCAGGGAAATTTAAATTAGTTTGAATGGTTAAATAAATTCGATAAAGTGCACTCGGGATAGGCCATACATAAACATTACCTAATCCAGCAGCCCAATCGTTATCATAAAAGAAATGAGTAGGAAAAGTATTTAAATCTTTAATAGCAATTCTATCGTAATTTTCTTTAGCTTTTAGATCAATTAATGGTAATGAAACAGGAGTAGGGCCAGTATTGATTTGAGTAAAGTAAGCTGATTTGATATTACGTGGTCTTACTGGATAGTTCCAATGCCCACCGCTACCAATAGTATTTGAGATAGCGCTATTACCTAAAGCATTAACTGTAGTTAAGGAAGGCACGACATAACGTTTAGTTTGCCATGCTTTAATCATTCGACTAAAATAAGTGTAACCATCAGTAATATCTTCAGCTAATAATGATTGTCCAACACCAAGAACACCAGCTTCTTTAAAAGCTAGTGTTAATATTTGGCGTGCCGTTTCAGGCATGTTGCTTACCTAAATTTAAATATAAATTTTTAGGTCAAGGCAATTGGAAATGGCTTATTTATTAGGCCATTTCTTTTCTTCAGACTTCTTATCTTCTTTTTCTTCAACCTTACCTAATACTTTAGCTTCTTCTTTAGCATCATTCACAAGTACACGTTCTGGAATTCTCTTACCATCTCGCGTAGTTCCACGATCATTAGTCGGATGATCAATCCACTTTGGATATTCTTTAGGATTAGCTTCAGGCATGTTTTAATTCCTTTTTAATGATTATGGACCTTTTCAAGTCATGCCCAGGACCGCCCCCATTAAGTATTAAACCTTATCCGCAATAACACAACACCATTCGGGCCGGATGTACTTAAAGCCGAATAAAACGTCAACACGCGTAGCCAATTGATCGGAATTAGGCAAGTAATCGGTTAACACGCGCATAGAAATTCCATCATAATTAGCGCGTGCTGCTTCTTCAACTGCCCTACGAGGCATAACCAAGTCGGCAGTTGCAAGAGTAATCGCCTTTTGAACATAAGCAATCGACTTGCGGTAGACTTCACCAGATTGAGTTAACAGCAACATTGCCGCACCATTAGCAGGCGCCGCAGTTACAGTCTGGTATTGAACGTCATTTCCACCAACAGCAGGGGTTAATGCAGGGTAAATAGGAATAGACGTTGCGCCATTGGCAACATCAGCAGTAATAACAAACTGCATTAACGTTCCAAGGTCTTGTTTAGTAGTGCGGTTGACCTGATTAACGCCAGCAAAGGTAACAAAGTCACCAGCCTTTAGAGTTCCAGTAATAGCGTTAACAGAAATTGTAGAACCAGTTACAGTACCAGCAGTATTAACAGTTCCACCAGCAGAGAACGTACCAGAAGTATGCTTAATCACAGTTTGATCGCGGAACCAACGATCATAACCAAGACCAGACTTCATCATACCACTACGAAACTGTTGGCTAATTTCCGTTGCAGGATTAAGCAATCCCTGCAAACTAACAGTAGTGCGAGCGTCTGTAGTAGGATCGTTAACAACCCTACGTGTCATAGGGTCGCCACCAGCATCATCAATTGCCGCATTTCCAAGCAAGAATTGTTCAGAAGTTGGGCTAATAATTGCGCCAGTTGCGCTAACTGCGTTCAATGCAGCCGCATTGTTAACATTGGACCTGAAGTTACAAACCCCACCTTCAGAACCAGCCATAACAGCTTGAGCTACTTTACCAGCCAAGTTGTTGATCATGGGGGCAAGTACAATTTCAGAATAATCATCAACAGACATTGTACGTTCAGCAGTGGTAAACGGAACAGCAACGTTTTTCTGGCTAGAAACAGTTAACGTTGTGTATTGTTCGTTAGTGTCCTGCAACTGCATCGCGGGACCATCATTAACGATATAATCATTAGGTAAGCGAATACGCAAGGTAGAGCCAATTTTAGCGCCGTCAACTGCGAAAGCGCCGTCATATTGCGTATCCATATTCATAATGAAGAGGTTAGAGTTTTTAAATAATCTAACTGCTTCTCTCGTTATCATGTCCACGGTAAGTAAAGAGTTCGCCATGTAATCAATCCTAATTTTAAATAAAGCACTTATCAAAAAGTGCTAAGTTAATAAAATTTGTGAAATACGGTTGCTTGAAGCCGCGATTGAACAAGCGCCAGGGTTTATTTTTAAAGCCGAACCAAGACGGCTAAAAATTACAGGGCCTATTTTTGTACGTCCCGGCCAAGGGGGCTTAAAGACATAGAATATTTATGCCCACAATTTACGTTGTAGGTCAAGTCTGTTTTTGGCTCTAGTAGCTAATCTTTTAGCAATTTGTTCAGGCGATTGTTTGCGGCCTTTATTAATTTGATTACCTATCTTAGAAGCAGACATTTTAGCTCTAGTTTCGGTAGATGGCTTATTACCGATATGAGCTAAAGACATATTCTTTTTAGCTTCTTCGGAAACAACTCTTGTTTTCCAAGATTGTCTTATTTTTTCTTTAAATTCTTCGGAACGTTTTTTACCTTTTCTTATTGTCGATAATAGAACTTTAGTTTCTTCACTTGCTTTTCGGCCAGCTACATTACCAGCAGTTTGACAAAGATTATAACCAATTTCTCTATCATAAGCTTTTAGCTTATCTATCCAAAATTGCTCACGACTAATCAAATCAGTTTTATCAACATATTCTAATACATAAAATTTAAAACTTTCTTCACCGTATTTATTCCATGCGGATTGAAGATAGGGATTACAATGTCTATTTAACCTTAATTCTATTTTATGATTTTTCCAACGATTTTCAAAATTAAAAGCGCTACCAATATAAAACATATCGGTAACTTTATTTAAAAACATATAAATTCCTGATTTCATATCGATTGTTATAAACGAAAAAACAGCCCCATCAAGAGGCTGTTTAATAAAACCGTTAAAATATTATGCCCACACTCTAACGCATTGCATTACGTTTTGCAGCTTGTCTTTCAGCTACTTGTTTATTTCTCAACTGTACCCAATCATCCATATTCATCTTATCATGTAAAATATCAGCCTGACCACCTTTACCACCTAAACCCTTATTAGGTTCAGGTACTTTTGATATTTCTTTTTTAGGCTTTTTATTTAATTCATCTGATAACCGACTTAGTTTCAATGCCATTTTGGCAGGGGTAAGTTTCCAAATGTCTTCAGCCAAATCCTCATTATTAGCCAAATGCGATAAAACCTTACCACCATTATCTAAGTCGGATAAAATACCAATCATATGACCTGGAATTGGCCCGATATCTTCAGTTAACAGATTAATTTTCTTGGTAAAATCCTTATCGACTTTTTCAGCTTCATCAGCTAATTTATTACAATCATTAACAAATTGAGTTTCAATCAGCTTTTGCCTAGCTTTTTCTTCAGAACGTTTTTCAACTTCTTCTTCAGTTAAGACTTTTTCATCATCCGGTTTAGCTTCTAACAACTTTTGTAATCTTACAGCTTCAGCTTTAGCAGCCTTTGCTTCAGCCGTAGCCTTATCAATCCGTCGCTGCATACGGTCTTGTTTGCGCTTGTCCTTATCTACTTTTGCAGATAATTCCTTTTCTTCATCTTTTTCTTTTTCATCTTCACTATCATCATTTTTTTCATCATCGCTAGATTTTTCATCATTAGTTTCATCATTATTTTCATTTTCTTTATCTGTATTCTCATTTTCATTTTGTTCATTATTTAAATCCTCTTTATCTTCATTATTAGCTGTAACAGTAACGTTAATCTTTTCACGTTCCTCTTTAGCAGCATTCTTATCGTCTTGAGGACCAAAAGCAGCAACAGAACTCAACAGATAGTTTTTCATGACCGAGCTTTCCTTACTTTTATTTCTTCATTTATATCTGATTGTAACTTCACGAATGCAGGATTTACAAATTCAAAATTAAATTTTGGCGATCCATCATTCTTTTTTAACCTATCGGGTAGCAGCTTTAATCTATTTTCTCTATTCGCCATAAGCCATTGTAGATCATAATTAGCATTAGCTAATTCTCCATCTGTCATATCACCAATAGCTTTATCAAATTTCATTTTATTTTATCCAAACATTTAATCTTACTTTTAGCAAGTTGCTTAACTTCACGCATCAAACCTTTATCACTTTTATGCTTTTCCGCACGTTCAATTGTACTCAAAGCTTCTTCTATTTGATATTTATCATATTTGACAGTTTCATGCTTCATGGGGTTAGCGTTAGACGTTGTTGAGTTGCTAACTACAGTTACCTTATCTTGCACTGGTAGTTTGTTCTTTGGCATTTTCTAAAGTCCTTCTTAATTGCATTTCATTATGAATTACTTTTATTTTATCAAAATTTTTAAACCATCCTTGAGCTAACAATCTATAAGCTTCAATTGATAATTGCTTATAACTCATTGATTTATACATATACATTTAATTAACCTTTAAATAAGGATTAATTTTCATTTGTTTTAGTAATGATCCACCAGTATTAACATCAGGTAATCGTTCCTGTTTAGGTAACATATCCATTACTTTTTTAACGTCTAAATCTGGTAAGCCAAATCCAAGCATAGCATTAATATCAGGATCGTTTTGTCTTTCCATCAAAGCGGAATAGATTTCAGCCTTGGCTAGATCAGGAATATCTTGGCGACCCAATAGTGACACGCAATGCTCAATAGCCTTTGGGATAAATTTCTCAAAGTTTGCCCGACTAAAGCTTCTAGCATCTTTCCACTTGCTTGTCATCCCACTAGACATACCCGTTTCGAACCAAATAGCGGCGAATTCGCACGCAACTTGCTCAAACAAAGTATATTGAGGCCCTTTAAGTATTCTTTTATTTGCAGCTTCATCTAATTTAATCATTTTACATTAACCTTTGACTAAATGGATTATGAGAAACTGGAACTAATCTATATTTTTTCTGTTCATCGTTTGCGGGCAAAGGTACTCCAGTTTCAAACATACTGAAACCTTTTTCTAATGCAGCCTTCTTCAATTCAGGAGTAAGTTTGAGTACCCAAATTTTTTGTTTAGCCTCTTGTTTTTCAAATTTATCAAATAATCTATTTCTCTCATTTTGCGGTAAGTTTTCCCAATACGCTCGCTGCTCATTGCGAGGTATTCCTAAATCATCCATAATCATTTCACCAGAAATATAATCTTTCTTTTTTGTAATTGGTATTTCTTTTTCCTCAACCCTTCCACCATACTTTTTAGCAATAGCATTAACTTTATTAACTA